AATCACAACACAAGAGAAAAGAACATCGCTCCTAAAAACGTTGTGTTTTTGGAGGCATAAGATAAATATTTCGTGTAATAGGAGATCCAAGTACACTATTGTGGTATCTCCAAATTCTATAAATCAGTCAACTTGACTCCTATTGCACCTTTAGGCACTACATTATGGCAAACAAATTAAACAAAACATTACACAAATTGGCTAAAAAGTATTATGGCACAGAAGACTTATCCGCTTTACAACCTTATCAATTGGATAAATTAACAACATGGGTAACATGGAGTGAAGATAGGGGTAAAAATAAAAGCAGAAAAGCAGAAATGGCATTAAGAAAAAACAAAAAATTCAGAGGCAAAAGACATAAAAGTAAAAGTACTTTTGTCGAATAACAAACAGGACATAAGGTTGGTCACCGGATATACAGACCCTGGCAGGACTTGAATAATAGTAAAGCCGCAGAACGAGTATTCCTGTTCTCATATATGGCAAAATAAAGAATGTATGCTCTGAGAAAAAGCAACATACACTAACAATAAGTTAAATGTTACAAGACTATTGTTAGCCCGAATGATACCAGAGTGGGTATTGTATGGAGGGAAAAAGCATTCCGCCCTTCAAAGCAACCCAGTAACAATGACCTCAACTTCACATGATGACGTCGTTTTACTCCTTGCATAAGGAGTATTATGACTCTTACTTACATGATAACGGTTTATTATTTCATCATATACTCATAAGGTTCTTCCGAACAAAGGCTTTTACGAGTGTTTTGAAAAAACACGAAGTAAATCGGTAAATGCGAAGCATTTGCCAGACACATTGTAAATACAAATATGTTTACAGAAAAACAATTGGTTAAGTTGTACAGTGACCATCAAGTTCCAGATCAATTACAAACATTTTGTCGTTATTGTGCTGATATAGGTTATGAACAATTAACAGTAGCAGAAAAACAATCAGTTGATCACATATTGGGCACAACAAAGCAGGAAGTAAACAATCTGTATATTCTGGATGGAGTTCTCACTGAAGTACCCACAAAAACACAGGTTTACATTAAAAGATGTAATGGCTGGCGTAAAAGACAGCAAGACAACAACAAATAGATAAATATTAGTACGCAAACAGTAGCGACATATACTGACATACAGGAGTAGCAATTATGACTGACAAAGACAATAATTCAACAGATTCCGTGAAAATAGTGCAAAAAGAAGATGAACATTTTGTTCACATAGAGGACGGTGCCACTGAAGTTCCACAGAATCAGCCTAAAAGGAGATATGGTGAAACACTTATACAGGGTATTATCGTGGGTAGAGGCGAAAATCAAGCAGTTATTCGCTTGGATGACGTCAAAAAATTAGCCGCATTACACTTAACATACAAAGACATGGCCGATTACTTCGGTGTCAAAGAGAACACATTCAGAGATCACTTTAAAACAGAGATAGACCGTGCAAGATTGGGGTCAAAGCAGAGACTTATAGAAAGTATGTTGTACAACGCAACAAACAAGTTGAATCCCACAATACAGATATGGTTATCCAAACAATGGTTGGGCATGAGTGACCAACAGATAAATAATGATGAGGACAAAGTCCTCCCATGGTTAGATCAAGTGGATTGATTTTCCTAATAGTGCCAGGAACCTATGTTCCTTATCATGAAAACAAATGTTGCCAAACAGACCACTTGATTATAGCATGTAACGGTTTGCCCCACAGGCCGTTACATGCACATTATGGAAAAAAGGCGTATGAAATTAACAGAAATACAACAAGAGATTATAAATCATCCAGCACGATTTAAGTGTCTGATTGCTGGACGTCGATTTTCAAAAACATTTATTGCAATGAACAGTCTGGCTAAACATGCCAGGTTACCCAATCGTAAATGTATGTATGTTGCTCCTTCATACAGAATGGCAAAACAAATTGTTTGGGAAGACCTCAAAGACTTACTAAGAGAACGCAATTGGGCAAAGAAAATAAATGAATCTGATTTAAGTATTGTGTTAGTGAATGGTAGCACAATCTTTTTGCGTAGTGCAGACAATCCAGATTCAATAAGGGGTATAGGATTAGACTATGTGGTAATAGATGAAGCCGCAGATGTATCAGAAGAAGCCTGGCGTGCAGTTATACGTCCCACATTGTCAGACAGAGGCGGAGAAGCACTTATAATAGGCACACCCAAAGGCAGGAACTGGTTGTATGATGTTTACAATGACGCAAAACATCTGGAAGACTGGAACAGTTGGCAAAAAACAACGTTAGACGGTGGTCAAGTAAGTGCTGAAGAAATAGAACAAGCAAAAAGAGACTTAGACGAAAGAACATTCAATCAGGAATATATGGCTACATTTGTGGAATATTCAGGTGTTATATACTATGCATTTGGAGAACACAACATAACAGATATGCTGTTTGATACTGATCAACGTGTACCAATACATGTGGGTATGGACTTTAACGTTAATCCACTATGTGCCGTTATTGCACATGAACACAATGCAGGATTACATGTGTTTGATGAAATAGAAATATATGGTACAGATACAGAAACAATGGCAAAAGAGATACAGTTACGTTATCCAAACAGACGTATTATATGTTATCCTGATGCCAGTGGTTCACAAAGACGTACATCAGCAGGGGGTAGAACAGACCACATCATACTGAAAAATTGTGGATTTACACTAAAAGTAGGTTCAGTAAATCCAAGTATAAAGGACAGAATAGGTGCAGTAAATGCCGCTTGTAAAAACACAAACGGTATAAGTAAGTTGACAATATCACCAAAATGTAGTAAAATGATTAACGCATTAAGAAAACATGTTTACAATGAAGGCACACGTCAGCCAGAAAAGAATTCAGGCTTAGATCATTTAAATGATGCATTGGGATATATGGTAAACCACATATATCCACTTCGTGTTGCTGTACATAGTAGACCAAAAGTAACGAGGACATTCTAATGGCAAATGTAGAGTACATTATAAAAGTAATAGAGCCACACAAAGAATACATAAAGACATTTTCAGACAACAAATTGGATAACTGTAAAAGAGATGCACAGGCATACTTGTGGAGTTGTCCAGAAAACACAAAATACATATATCTAAACACAAGGATAAAAAATGACAACATCTAAATTACCACCACAACCCTATAAAGTATGGGACAGTCAACATCAAAGTATGACAAAATACACACCTAAAGAAGTGTATAAAATAGTTGTAGACTATCCACATACAGGAAGAACATTGGAGTTCATTGGTATGGACAGAGGCAGTTGTATTATGCAGGCAGAAGTAGCCAAAGAAGAGGGCGATGAACTTATGCTTATGCAAACAGAACAAACATTAACATTATACAATAAGGAGAAAATATGAGAATACCAGATTATTTAAAAAATGACAGCAGTCATGTGACTATGGGTGTAAACACTATGAGTCTAATTGGACTAAGTCTCACATGGGGACACATGTTAAATTTAATCAGTCTATGGTTTTTACCATTAACTATTTTAACATTACTTGCAGGTTTTGGTAACGAAATCAGAAAGAGAGATTCACAATGACAGACGATTTCACTAAAAAAGCATTGGAAGGTTTTTCAAAACAAACACAACGTGATGCTATGAAGTTAGTGGATAAGTCTCCAGAATTAAAACGCATCAGAAGTATCAAAGACGGTTTAAAGCCAAGTGAAATAACTACTGGTGCAGTAGATCAACAATACAAAGACAACTATGACAAAATAAAATGGGGTAACAACAAAAACAAGAAAAAACCTTCATTCAAAGTCAGAGTAAATGGCAAAATAATCAACGATGAAGAAGAGTAATTGGCATGGTGGTAAAGGATCTACTCCAAGAACAGATACACATAGTAAACAGTATCAGGATAATTGGGAAAAGATATTTGGAAAACCACGTCCCAACATAAACACACGAAACAAGGAAATTAAAAATGGCAACAACACAGATACCAAATAGATTAATAGTAGCATATTGTAAATGCACATTTATTAATAGGTTTGAAAACCAAGTTCAAGAAGCAGTTGTATATAAAAAATTTATAACACCAACACAAGAACAAATGGATTTTGCAATACTAAATTATGCAAAAAAATATGGACTATTAAGTGTAGAAACAATTAAACCAGAAGAATACGAGGAGATTACAGGTGAAAGCATATCATAAGTATAAACATGCCGCAAAACAGGGCAACAAAGAAGCACAAAGACGCATAGCACAAAGTTATGGATACAAATATTCCATATATGATATGCCTGACATGATTAAATTACTGTATCGTGCTGGTATTGAAATAGACAATGTGGATTATTCAAAAGACTCAGTAGAAGTACTTACTGACGAAAACAGTATAACACTATAACAAAGTCCTAC